TATTCCGAGCGGCGGCACGGTCACCGTCACCGCGAACGGGGCGGCGATTCAGATCGATGCGGGCGGCAATATCAACCTGCATGCGGCGGGCGATATCAAGCTGGTGACGAATAGCCACAACGATTCGGTAGATGGGATCATCAACACCTATAACGGGCATACCCATCCCGATCCGCAGGGCGGCAACACGAGCGTGCCCACGCAGCAGATGACATGAGCGCAACGACTCTTTTGTCACCCCGAGCCTTGCCGAGGGGTCAACGCGAAGCGATGGCGGCAAAAGAGAGCGAGAAAAGAGGGAAGAGAGAAGTGAGAAACGAGAGGAGAGCGGAAGAGGATGTGGATGGGTCTAATTCTCTGCCTCTATTGTCTCACTTCTCACCCCTCATTTCTGGCCGGGCATCGTGCACTGAATCCCCCTCGGGAAGACTCGGGGCTTCGGCTCAATCCCGGGTTGATTCCTCGACTTCGCTCGGAATGACAGAAAAGGAGCGCGGCCCAGAATGAGCACCGGGGCGATCACACTCGATGATATCCAGTCGGCGGACTGGTCGCTGATGTTGGATAGCAGTCAGCAGTCAGCGGTCAGCGCTCAGCCAGTCTCCGGAACTGGCATCGGCAATGTGGTGCAGGGAGTGGCTGACATCAACCAGTGCATCGGGATAATTCTCGCGACGCCGAAGGGCAGCGACCCGTTGCGGCCGGCCTTCGCCTGCGACTTGTGGCAATGGATCGACGCGCCGATAACCGTGGCGCGGCCGCATCTGGTGCGGGAGATCGTCGAGGCGATTAGCAAGTGGGAGCCGCGTGTGCGGCTGCTGTCGGTGGTCATTGACCTGGTGGGGGTGAGTCAATTGAGTATCGCGATTACGTGGCAATTGAAGGTGGATGTGAGCGGAGTGGGCAATCAGCAATTGACCCTGACGGTGCCGAGGAATCTGGTGTGAACGGACGGAACGGACTGCTCCCAAGTGGCACCGGCTTTAGCCGGTGTCTGCCGCAGAGGCAAGAAGAAGACCACAGGCTAAAGCCTGTGCCACTGCAGAATGGGACAGGCCTCCATGCCTAATCCGGCCTGGTCGCCGAATACGCCGGTGGCGGCGGGCAAGGTCATCATTGACCCCAATGGCAACGTCCAGCAGTGGTCGGCGTTGCCGGGGAACACCGGCGCGATTCCTCCGCTCTTCGGCTCCGTGCTCGGCGCGTTTACGCCTGACGGCACCGGCGGATGGACCTGCATTGCAGTGCTAGAGGTGGTGTCGCTGCCGACCGGGATTATCTCGCTGCCGATTCCGAGCTTCGTCAACGATGCGGACGGCCTCGACCCCAACAGGATTTTGCAGGACATGATCGCATCGTTTCAGAACCTGGCTGGGCGCACCCTCTATCCGGCGCAGGTCGAGCGCCTGCTCATCGACCTTTATGCCTACCGCGAATCGCTGGTGCGCAATGCCATCCAATACGCCGCGATGCAATGCCTGGTGGCGTTCTCCGCCTTCCCGATGCTCGATTACCTGGGCCAGCTCGTCGGCGTGACGCGGCTCTCGGCGCAGGGCGCGTTGTGCACGCTGCAATTCACCCTAGGAGCCGCGCAGCCGAATCCCCTGACGGTGGCAGCGGGAACGCTGGTAGGAACGCAGGATGGGGCGTTTGCGTTCGCTACAAGCGCGGATCTGACGCTTCCGGCCGGAGCGACCACCGGCACGGTGTTCGCCAGCTCGACGACGCCCGGCGCCGGCGGCAATGGTTACGCCATCGGCCAGGTGAGCGTGCAGCTCAATCCGAACACGCTGATTTCTGCGGTGAGCAATACCACCGTCACCTCCGGAGGGGGCGACAACGAAAGCGATGCGCATCTGCGCGACCGCATCCAGGCGGCGCCGAATCGCTTCAGCGTCGCCGGGCCATCGGGCGCGTACCGTTTTTGGGCGTTGTCGGCCGATCCGTCGATTATCGACGTGTCGGTCACCACGCCGGTGCCGGGGACGGTCGATGTGTGGGTGCTGGTGGGGCCGGTAACGCAGCCGGCCAGCTCGCCGGTCAGCAGCGTTGTCGCCTCGGGAGCGCTGCTGGCCAAGGTCGCGGCGATAGTCAATGCAGATACGATCCGGCCGCTGACCGACACCGTGAATGCCCTGGCGGTGAGCGAAGTTGACTATCAGATTAGCGGGACGGTGACACTCTACTCGGACGCCGATCCGGCGGTGACGATGTCGGCGGCGAATGCGGCGGCGGTGGCGTTGGCGCAGAACCTCGCGATGCGCATTCAGCGCGATATCGTGCCGGAGGAAATTATCGCGGCGATCGGCAGCGTGCCGGGCGTCTACCGGGTGACGCTGAGCGCGCCGAGCTATACGCAGTTGAGCGCCGGGCAATGGGCGAACTGCACCGCGATTACGCTTAGCCAGGTGATTGGCAGTGAGCACTCTTAAGACACAGGCTAAAGCCTGTGGCCACTTGGAAGGGAATTGGGAGTGAGCATTCTTAAAGTGGCACCGGCTTTAGCCGGTGTGTTCTGTGGCCAGGCTGGGCAAAGCAAAGAATCACAGGCTAAAGCCTGTGCCACTAAGAAAACTGAGGGGGAGTTTCGGATGAGCAAAATGACGGTAATGGCATTTCAGCTCGAAGGTGACGAAGCGGCGATCAGCTCCGGCTGTGAGATGATCGTCCGCGCTATCCGGCAGATCACCGGAGTCGCGAGTCCGGAATTAGTAGGGCAAGCCTCCGTGCTTGCCAACAACGCGCGAGCATCTGCGCTCGCGCCACCATCAACTTCTGCGGGATTAAAGTCTCAAGTGGCCCCGGCTTTAGCCGGTGGTCTTCCGGGGACAGAACACAGGCTAAAGCCTGTGCCACTAAATCAGCACCCTCACCCTTCCCTCTCCCGCAAAGGAGCGGGCGAGGGGCAGAGAAAAGCTGACGGGAGCGTCGGCACGATTGCCGCGCGCATTCTGCGCTATCTCGCCGAATCGCATGAGAACGGCGACCCCGACTGCACCGTCGACGAAGTCCACCGCATCAGCGGCGCGGGCACGAAAGGCAGTGCCGGCGCCTGCCTGGTGCAGCTCAAGGTCAAAGGACTGGCGCAGATCGGCAGCGGGCGCGGCAAATGGCAAATCAGCGAGCAGGGGCTGGCATTGGTGAAGCGCGAGAAGCAGAACCCTCACCCTTCCCTCTCCCGCAACGAAGCGGGCGAGGGGCAGAGAGCCGGAGCGGTAGTCAATGCGTAAGCTCCAGCGTCCATGTGCAGAAATAAAGACCAGACGACCCCCACCCTACCCTCCCCCTGGTCAGGGGGAGGTGTTAGGGAGTCATGGCGATGGCGACTGTTCTGAATCCCTCCCCCTGACCAGGGGGAGGTTAGGTGGGGGTTGTCTGCGTGCCTGACCTTCAGCTACAGCCTTCGATCAACGACCTGCGGTCGCAGGCGCATCTGGCGTTGATCAACCGGCTCAAGGCGCTCGACCTGACGCCGATCCTGGTCTACCGCATCGCGTCGCTGGTGGATTCGGCGGTGCTCGCGATGGCCTGGCAGTGGGACGTGCTCAATCCATTGCTGCTGCCTGACACCTCGCAGCTGGTCACGCTCGCCTATCCGTCGTGGGACGTGATCGCCGATATCGACGCGCTGATCAATATCGACCTCTTGCAGTATCAGGCGGAGCAGGAAACGCCGCTGCCATTGAAGGTACTGTATGCGCGCTACCGGGCGTTGATCCTGCTGAGCACGTCGCTGCATTCGACGATGGGCACGGTGGCGGCGCTGAAGAAGGGACTGGCGGGGCTCGGCTATCCGAATGCGATTGTGCAGGAGGGGCAGAACACCTGGGGCGGCAATCAATACCCGTCGAACCAGGGATGGGCGGTGTTCCGCGTGCTGATCAATCTCGCGACGGTGCCGCCGGACACCGATTTCGAGCATCTCGTGCGGCGGCTGAATGCGATCTGCAATTTCTGGAAGCCGGCGCGATGTGTGCTCGACAGCGTGCAATTCCAGTGGTACCTGAGCGACACCCTTCAGCCGGCGCCCTTCGACTTCGTGCTGAGCGCATTTACGCAGACCGACTTCCTGCGCCCGCAGCCGAGCGATTTCATCGCGGCGCTGTTCGGCCCGCTGAGCGATCAGAAGAGCATCGTGCCGCTGCACGATGAGCGTTACTACCATATCGGCACGACGTACGGGCAGAACGAACCGCACGCCGCCGACGACGGCGTCGTGGTCAATGGAGTATCTATCAGTGCGAACGGATAATCTGAATCAGCCGACCCCCACCTTACCTCCCCCTGGTCAGAGACTGTCGATTTTCTCGTTCGGCGGCGCTTCCCGTCTGTCATCCCGAGTGGAGCTCGCATTTTTTCGCGAGCGGAGTCGAGGGATCAACGCGGAGCGATTTCTTTTTTCCCGCGCGTTTTCAGACAAATCGCTTCGCGGCGATCCCTCCGCGCGTTCGCTTCGGCTTGCGCC